TGATCGGTTGGTAACTGCTCACTTTTTTTAAGTAGATCTGCTTGAAATAATTCTCTTGATGTCTCAAGACTTGTTAATCTACTAGTTACTTCTGTGTATGCAAACACACCCATAGCAACACCAGCTATGATTGCTAACATATTTTTCATTGGCATACTTATTGATGTATTCTCATTTATTTTCATTTCTTTTTCCTCATGTAATGTTTAGAGGGTTCATAGTCCCATCGTTTACCATGGTGTCCTCTTAAATCTGCGTACCACATTCGTAGTCTAACTACCCATTTTCTTACAGGCCTAGGCATCTTTTTTCTTCTTCTTACATTTACAACGAGGTGCAAATAAAAAGTTATCTATACGTTGAAATAAATTATCGATAGCACCAAAAAATTTATATAAAAATTTATCTAACATTTATTTTCTCTATTTTAATTCTATCTTTGTCCATTTTATCTAATTCTTTTGTCATTTCTTTTTGTGCTTTTTTGTCAGCTTTTTCTCTGTCTTTAATACGTTTAACATATGTTTTATAATCAGGTCTTTCATGGCCGTATCTAGACCACAATGCCATAGCTTCTTTACCAATTTTGCCATCGATAGGGCAAACAGTACCGGCTGAGATCATAGATTCAAAAACACGTTCGTCCTGGCACAGTATAGCCACGGCTGCTACACGCATCCCAAAGTCATTTAAAATTCTTGCTAATTTTAATCGTTCACAATTTTTATCAATGAAATGTTTTCCGCCACTAATACCAAGTCCAAATGTTTGTACTCCAAGTGATCCACCTACTGCACACACGTCTTGTGTCATAGAATTATACGAAGGTGATGAAGCTGTTGGTGGTGCTGATTTTATATTAGAATTAGATGTTGAATTAGTTGTACTGTTTGATGATGATCCAGACTGATATGTTGTTGCTCCTCCAGTATAACCACCTTCAATTGATGTGTTAGATCCACTTACGTTGCTTTGTGTTTCTGCTGAATGTGTTGGTCCACCGAATAAGGCTAACATGGTTAGCATAAATATTAACAGAGCTGTGAATCTGTAATCCATGCGTAGGCCTTTCATTACTTTAAATATAATATTGCTATTGCCGCAATTACACAACATCTATAAGTAAAAATTGTTTTATTAGAGCTTATATAAATCAATTTAATTTTATCAATTATTTTATCAATCATGTTTTTTTTCCTCAATCTCATAGAAGAACTTGTCAGTATCTTCTGTTATCCATTTACCCGAATCTTCTACACTCCATTCATTGGTTTGTACTTTCCAGTCAGGAATATTATCCTTAACTGTAAACGAAGGTAGATCCCATATTATTCTATTGTTTGGCTGTGCCGCATAGTTGCCGTCTTTTAACGCAATTATGTGAGCGCACTTATGTTCGTGCGGTATTTCAGAATGTTCCGTATCTAGTATATTACTCTCTGGATGTGCAAAGTCAATGGTAAATAAGTAATTACCGTGATGCCATTTTTTATCTTTACCTATGTATTTTCCGTGTTGACCACTTAAGATATCATACAAAGTAACAGCAGGGTAATAACTAAAGCTATTCCAAAGTTCCAATTCATCAAGTCTTTTAATGGGAACAGTTTGTGGTTCATAACCACGTTGAATAAAAGCCGTGATTGGGAGACGGTAAAAGATTGCGCCATTTTCCATAATCGCATGCCATAAGATAGCACGTCCAGACATACAGGTAATACCAAAGATGATACAGTCTTCAACTTCTCCATGATGTTTTTTATTGTCATATAAATACTCTCTCCTTATTTGTGCGTAGGTTGGTGGTATGTTTGCATTTAAATAAGCCATTCCTCAACACTATCATCAAAATCTCTGTAGTCTACAGTAATTTCGTCGCCCATTTTAATATCTCTTAAGGCTATGCCATCATCATCTACACTAGGATTCGTGCTATGATTTAAATATTTTTCGTTATCTATTCCCATTACATATTCATTTTTCTTATCCTCATAAGCGTGTGTTTCAATAAAATTGGCTAAAGATAATGGCATTTTTGGCATATTTGTTGTGTCAAATCTTAATTCAAATTCAGGACGTGATTCTTTTATTTTTTGTCCTCTTCTAATATTTTCTTTTGAAAATACACCAACACCTTGTATTTTACTTTTGTCTAAATATGTATTAATCAAAAACATTAACTTTTTATTTCCCCCCAACTATTTCCTGATTCATAGTCAACTTTATTGGGAATTTTTAATGTTACACAAGTTTCCATTATTTCAATAATTTTTTTAGCTTGCTCTGGAGATTTTACAGAAATGTCTAATTCATCGTGTATCTGTATGTGAGGCACAATACCCTCTCTATATAAGTCTAACATAGCTTGTTTAGTCATATCTGCTGCTGATCCTTGTATTAGTTTATTTAATGCTTTGTATGTGTAAGCTCTTCTAATATTAGCTTTTGTAGCTTCTGGATATTTTTTAAAATAAGCAGCTTCTGCGTCTGGTTTACTCATAGGTGATACAAGTTTACCTGCATTCCATTCTGCTATCTCCCATTTGTTAAATCTACACCTTCTACCACCAAAAGTTTTTATGTAACCAAAGGCTGCTCCATCTCTAGATATTGCATCAGATAAATCTTTTACAAAAGGTACGTTCTCGTGATATTTATTAAATAATTTTGTAGCCTCATCTTTTGTAGATAGACCTAACTCTGCTTGTAGTTTAGCTTTACCCATACCGTAAAACAATCCAAGGTTAATTGTCTTAGCTTGTGTTCTAGATATATTTGCCATGTCTGCTACGGTTTGGTGAAAATCTACAGAATTGTTTTGAAACTTATCTACAATATCTGTAACTTCTTCATCACCTTTAAATTTTGTAGCTGCATAATGTACTACAAGTCTTGGTTCTTGTTGTGAGTAATCAAAGCACCCCCATGTGTGGTTTTCTTCTGGAATAAACAACGATCTAATCATAGGTCCTATCTGCTTGTTTCTAGCTGGAATTTGTTGGAGATTAGGATTAGAATAAGAGAATCTACCTGTTACAGTACCCCCACTATCGCCTCTAATAGGGTTTATATCTGCATGTATTCTACCTTTGTGTTGGTGTTTAATAATTGTATCAATAAATGTAGTATGTGCCTTGTTAATCTCTCTAGCTTTTGCTATCTTCTGTACCACAGGATTTTTATGTTCTTGTAAAAAATTTTTAGTAAAGGAAGGTGCTTTTGTTTTCTCAGTTCTCACATAAGATAAACCAAGTTTGTCAAAAACTTTGGCAATCGATCGTGCTGCCCATATCTGGGGCTCTATTCCTGTTTCTTTTTTTACTTCTAGGAGTAAGCTTTCTTCTTGTGATGCTAGCTCTTTCTTTATTGTATGAGCTTTTTGAACGTCCACACGAACACCCTTAAATTTCATATCAATTAAACATGGAAATAACTGTGTTTCAAGATCAAATACTTTTGTAAGATCTTGTTTTTTAATCTCAACGGATAATTTTTTAAATAAAGATAGTGTTAACTCTGCATCTTTTTCAGCGTATGCTCCAACATACATGGCAGGTAGTTTCCACATTTCAGCTTTTGCATCTATACCCGCTTTGTCTGCTGCAGCGCGTAGTGATGTCTCATCTTTAACTTGTCCAAGATAATCTATTGATAAACTATTCAATGAATAAAAAAATCTATTCTCATCTATTAATGAGGCCATAACCATTGTATCAACAATATGTCCATTGACGGGCACACCATATGCTTTCAACCAACATACATCGTACATTGCATTGTGAAATAATTTTACATTAGGTAAGGCACATACTTCTTTTATCCAACTCATTACAACTGTTTTGTCAAAAAAATTACCTTCAGAGTGTCCAAAAGAATAGTACCCAGACCACCCTTCTACAGCCACAGCTATGCCTACAATTTCTCCATTACCAATTATTGCACCAGATCCCCGTGATTTTAAATCCGGGTCTCTCGTCTCTAAATCAATTGCTATATACTTGTAATCTTTTAAATCAGGGAATGACTCTGGACTTATCCATTCAGTAGGTGCTTCAAACATTATTATACTTCCTCTTCTTTTATTTTTGGATAGTCTCTTTCTTTTATCATCTCTAAATAATGTATTGCTTTATTTATATCTTCTATCCCTCCTTTTGCTGAATGTCTACAAATGTATTTAATTGCATTACCCTCTGCAAAAAGTAAATTATTTTTATTAATAAATTCTGCAGGTTGAATTGCCATTTTCATATAATGTGTTCCTGCAATTTGTTTTAGATACGGATCGTCTGTCATACTATTGGTTCTCCTATTGTGTAATAATAATCTGATGTGGGTTGCATTAAATATAAATTTTCTTTAGCTCTAGTTGTACCTACAAAAAATAATCTATGCTCTGGATCAGGGTCTTCATATGCATTACGATATATAAATTCATCTTGACCTTCTGTACCGTAATCTGGAAATAGACAAACATTCTCACACTCCTTACCCTTTGCTCCATGTAATGTAAGTAATTCTATATTTGGTTTCTTCATTAAATCATCACCTCGTTCTAATAAAGTTTGCATGTATTCTTTATACTGTTCTGGTATATGCAACTGTTGCCAATCACCTTGTATTAATAAACCATGCTCTTGTTTTAATTTATCTAAATCAATACTTTTTACATTTTGTAAACTTTTACCATCAGAGAAGCCTCTCGCTACATGTCCCTTCTTTACCACAAGGTATTGGTACACTGTTTGTGCTTCTTCTCCAGATACAAACGCTCCTTGATTTAATCGAGTCCAAACTTGGTATGCCTCAATTACAGTATTAGGTAATCTAGTATTTGTTTTAGATTTAAATCTAATACCTAGAGAATAAAAATGTTCTGATATATTTATAAGAAGTTTGTTTGTTCTAGCTAATATCATCCATTTACCTGCAGAAAAATCAATCTCATCAAAGGTATAGTTCTTATAAACATTACCCTCTGCATCTCTTGGTATCCATTTTTTATCTATTCGAGTGGTAAGTTGGTTTAATATTTTAATAGCTTCTCGATGCACGCTTCTAGGTACTCGACGAGATATTTCTTGGTCATCTCTCTCACCTTCTTGTGCCATAAAACAAGCTGCATCTGCACCTTGAAACCCATAAATTGTTTGATCATCATCACCGGCTATGTAAGCTCTCTTACATTTTGATTT